TGCCAGCTCATCCGTTTCGCCGTTCAGCTTAACCAGTTTGCCCTGTTTGGATAGGTATTTCATGGATAGATCTTTCTTGTATGCTGCCAGGCGTTGATAGCTCTCATTTACATTGTCATTCCATTGGCTGCCATACTTATCCATCATCTTATCATACTCATCCTGGAGGCGTGCAATCTCCATCTTTTCCTCAGTTGTGGCAAAGAGATCTATTGTAGATCCATCGGATCCGTTTTTCACTATCTTTATAAGCCGTGCCTTTTCTATCTCCTGGATCTTTGCTGTTGCCTGGGCTGTGAGAGCTTGAATATCCTTTGCGGATCCATTGGCAATAGCTCCATTCAGATCTCCCAGGATGGCATTTAATGGCTTACTCTTACTTTTGTATGAGAGAATGCTGTTAGCAGCCTCAACAGCCTGCTGGATCTCATATTTACCCTCCACTGTTGCCAGCTCCTGCTTTAGCATGTTCACCATCTCTGGAGATGTAGGAAATTTATTTTTGTCAGTAACCCAGTTTATCTCAAAATTGAGTTTTTTGATCTGATAGGGTAAATCCCCAGTGGATATTTTTGTTTTGAAAGCATCAAACGCTCCATAAAGCTGCTGAACGCTCTCCTCTCCATACTTTTCAACCAGATCCTGGTGATGTTGCTCCTCAGGTGAAAGAGGTTTGAGGATCTTTGTAATATCTTTCTGGTTATCCTTGACAAAATAGGGTAATGTACCTTTGCTTTTTGCCTTATCCATCCGCTCCTCATTGTCCTTTACCCAGTTGTTGAACTCATCAGGTGTATCCTTGACTTGCTCAGAGCTTTCCATCTTATCCGTTTTCTCTCCAGAGAGGATCTTATCAATCATTTTATCCATTTCGTCCTGGGTTGCCAGAATAGGGATCATATAACACCTACAGTTTGGATGCCATCCCGTCCATTTGAATGTTTTCGGGTACCTGCCTTTCAGATCATCGCAAATATCTGTTACAGGATGGTTATTGGATAGCTTTATTTCAACACCTACAACAAAATCCAGTTGCTGCCAGCGTTCAAAATCAGCTGATCTGTAGGCAATATTTGTCTCAGTGCGTGCTAAACGTTGTGCATTACGATAAGAGGAGCGATAAACACCCTGCCCAGACTTGTATTTCTTTGGATCCTCATCAATCCACTTGTATCCCCCTATTTCTTTGTCATATACCCTACGTTTCCAGATCCTGCCATAAACAACCTCTCCATTTTCATCCTCACCGATCTTAACCCTAAACTTACGATAGAACCTATCAGGTTCCTGGAGATACTTCTGTATGGTACCAGCCAGTTTGTCGGCTCCTGTTCCCTCTCCAATAGCCAGATCCAAAGAATCCTCCAGCTCTGTTTTATACTGGTTGGTGTACTTCCATACCTTTTGAGATAGATCCAACCCCTCAGAGCCTGATTTGCGGTTAAGGAAAGCATCCATTGCATCCTTATTTCGTTGAAAAAAGCGTGAATAGTGGTGATCCTGAATAGAGTGTTCGCCAAACACACTTTTAACCAGCTCATCATTGTTGCTTTCGGATAACAGCCATTCCTTTTCAGAGTTTCCACGGATCTCTTTGTACACAGAAGCATAAAGGTTACGGAGGATCTTGTTTGCCTCATCCCCATAGCCATACTCATCAAATGAGAAAGGTTTGCCGTCCTCCAATTCTGTACCCTTTACCAGGTTAATTATCTGGGTTAGGGAATCCACGTACATTTTACGCACATTATCAGCATAGCCCTCAGTGCGTTTAAAAAGTTCCTGCTGGAGTTTCTTTGAATTGATATACTTAGCTGCCATTAATATCGTTTTTATATCGTTTTTAGCTCAAATTTATCACACTGGGGGCTTGATAAGAATTTGCTCCATTGGCTAAAATTGCACCGACACATGAAAAACTCCCCTGTTGCACTTTTTTCGTGCCAGTCGTAACTATTTTTGCAGTCTCTACAGGAGTACTGAGACTTTTCTTTAACTTGCTTCTTTGCCATCCTTTACCCCCTCTACTATCTTACAATCCATCATGGTTACATTTGTTATACTTCCATCAGGTAGAGCCACAACAAACTTAGGTGTTCCCCAAAATGTGTGATACTTATCGACTACCTCTCCCTCAAAGGTGTGCTCATAATCTCTAGGATCTGCATCATGATACAATTCACGAGCTATACGATAGCCCTCATGGTTAAATTCAGTCCACTTTACTCTCATGGTTATTATTTTTATAGTTATTAATTAGATAACTTCAAATCATCATCGCATGCAACCCCTTTCAAGAGCTTGCCTCCAACATTCACTCGATAAACAGTGCAATATCCCATCTTATAGCTGTATGAATTGTACACCTTGCTTATTCTGCCTATCCTGCCAACAAATTCACTTTGGATCTCATTAGCCAGGATCTCTACATTATCACCTACTTTAAATTTTGTTTCCATATTACTCAGCATTTCCAAATACATCCATCTTATTCAATTCTTTTTGCCTCTCAATAGCCTCAGTTTGCTCCTCTTTGATACGAGCCAGCTCTGTTTTGGCATTCTTCACCAGGTAACTCATCTCTAAAGTGGTTTGCAATGACAAAGCACCAGCACCAAACTGCTTTAGTATGTCGTTAAGAGCATCAGAAACATCCTCTCCAAATGGTTCTTGGAACTCATGCCCCAAAACAAGAGCATCATATTTAGCTTTATTAGCGTAATCTATAACATTACCCATAATAGCACGCATTAGGTTGGCGTGTCTATTCATGTATCCATCATGAGTCTCTTTTCGCTTCTCTGCCTTTATTACAGCTAACATCATCATTTGCTTTAACGCCTTTGCCGACAAATTACTTAGGCTTTTCATATTGTCAAAATCTACATCTGGAGTAAATGATTTATTGAGTATATGCTTATCCAAGCGATCATACTCATTCTTCTTAGATTCGCTGGCATCATCCCATGTAAGATACTTAATCTCGCCTCCATCTTTGAGTATATATAGTTTCGCCTCTTCCTCAGCTTTAGGCAAAGCATTAATGATATCAGCAGTTGCGACCATAGCAGGATTAGCGAAGCGGTCATTAACATCTGCATCTGTACTCTCCATTGATTCAACACGTTCAATCATATGCTGTACTCCAGCGTGTTCCACTTCCTGCTCAAAAAGTATAACAGGGATTTTACCTATTACATTTTGCATGCTCATAACCTCCCATCCCATAGTAATACGTTTGCATCTGTATATAGATTCTGCTGTATAAATATCTATGTGATAAACTGATTTTCCACCTGCCTCTGTCAATGTATAACCCCATCCGAAAGCCATAAGGCGTTTATACTGATCTTTGATAGTGTAAATATCATCATCCTTTGATTTAGCCAGAACATTGAGCAGCAGCTTTGGCTTATTATCCTGATCCTTGTAGGTATGATAGAGAATAGCAGCCGATCCCTCAGCCCCAGCCAAACGTTTACACTCTCTCACGTGTGCATCAAATCGGATCTCTTTCAGCAGGTTCTTATAAGCATCAAACGCATAATCCGTACCCTCCGATTCTTGTAGCCATTTAACAGGTCTTCCATAGAGAAACACAAGGGCAACCTCATTGATAAACTGCTGGTAGGGAATAGGTATCCTCCAGCGATTTTGATAACGCAGGAAATTGCCCTTTTTATCGAATATAGGTTTATCCTTACGCTGCATTATCTTATGAGTTTTCACATTGTACTCCTCTAGGTTCCTTTGCGCTTCATCGCAATGCGATCTCATAAGATTCATAGCTCTTCCTACATCCTTTGACGCAAGAAGCTCACCAAAGCTCTGTTGATAACCTACAGCAGCTTTGACTTCGTTCGTTATAACATTAAATAGTCCCATAACTTTGAATTTAGTTAATCCGTTAATCCTAATATTCTCTCTATATCATCTGGTATATCATACTCATTATAATCAAACCAGCATCTCATCAAAAACATATCTCTCCAGTCTGGAGAGCATCCAATATCCTGCTTAATCTCCTCTTTGGGCTTTATTTTAAGCCTGCCCTCATCATCTGCTTTCCATGTCTGGATCTGCTCCAGCTCAATGGTTATCTGTTCAACATCAGCAGGGCTAACCAGGTCAGGATCCACACCAACCTCAGAGGCGTTAATATGGTCTGCCAGTTTGTATGCACATTGGGCTTGTAAGTTCTGGTAGTTCTCATCATTGAAAGCCCTGCTATTGTTCACAAAGCCCTGTATGTCGCAATTATCTACAACTCCACCACCTACACCATCCTCATCCGCTATACATTTATGTTTCGGGATCCTATATTTTTTCTGTAGATGGGTAATACACGTTTGTATGTCGGTGGTTTTGCTTATCGGAAAGCATCTAATATCAATCAGCTTGTAACCATCCCAAACGCCAATACGGGCGTAGTCAGATCCAAAGCGTGCTATATCTGCTGTGAGGTAATGGGTACCAGTTGTAAGAGCCAGGATATTGCCAAAGATTGCTGTGATAGAATCATGTGAGCAAAGTGCGTTCGGGTTATCATCATACTCCCAGTTACCTTTAAGCAAACGCTCTCTTTTAACTTTGTCCTTTGTTGTTTTGAGCCCCTCTATGTAGTCAGGATCAATAAATGGGTTTTCCTGAACCAAACAAGCCAGGTAATACATATAACCTGGCAGATCTCCCTTTTTGGCAGGCTTGTAGAATGTTTCATACATCCAGTTTTTTTTAGGATTACAAGTGACAAAGAGTTTACGCTTAACTCCCAGCTCAGCGTTTAAATGTCGCCCGATACGGGTTTTCAAAGTATCATAGGCTCCAAAATTGACCTCACCGCCCTCCTCTATCCAGCCTCCAGTGTACTCAATAGACCCGTAACGCTCATATAGTGGATCCCCTGGCTTATATTGGAGATCCAAAAGGTCAATACGTGAACCATTGTAGAACTCAATGTAATTGTATTGCCCGTTATACTTGTATAGCGTATCATCTACACCGTACTGATTGCAAACTTTATAGAAAGTAATAAGGGTTGACTGTGTGATACGCTTTAACTCAGCACGCCCGATAAACCACTTGGATCCAGGAAAGCATAAGCACATAAAAAGAAGCCAGGCAGCACCAGTCCAAGACTTAGCACCACCAGCAGCACCACCATACAAAAACTCTGCATGTTCATTGTCGGTAAGGATCCGCAAAGCCTCATCCTGCTTTTCGTGCTTTTTCCCATCACGACAGGTTATGAAGTCAAAGCAGCCACGGCTGAACAGCTCTATTTTGACTGCAAGTGCTACGGGTATAGCTACCTCTTTCTTACTTCTTGCCATAGATCTTATCCAGTAATTCGTTATACTTCAATAGATCATCAGTAGAAAGAGCGGATAGATCTGGAGCAAGTGATCCCGATAGGCTTGCATTTATATCCCCCTCAATGGGCTGGCTCGCTTTGCCAAACAACCGATCAAAAATAGAATCTATGGTAGTAGTGCGACCATAGCGAATATCTGAGTTAATAGCAGATATTACATTGATAACCCAGACAGGAGTACTACCATTGGTATCATCTTTGGCGTTCTCCAGGATCTTCTTTAGTTCACCTGGTGTACGCTCCATCAGGTAACGGATCACCTTGTAATAATCCTCTTTGCTCAACTCATAATCAACCTTTTTACCTGTGAGTTCCTTTAGCTTTTTGTATAGGGCTGGCTTCCTGCCTGAATTTTTAGGCTGGTTTTCAGAGGTGAATCTGTTACCTACTTTATTTCCTTTTTCAAATAGTGCCATCCGTTGGTTATTCGTTGATTTACGTTTATGTGTTCCACAAACACACTTTTAGTTAAAAAGAAATCAGATAGGGAGCCTACCTGATCCTTTTACTCTCAGATTACTGTTGTTCTTGCTTCTGGTATTGTTTCCAAAACCATTTAACAAGATCATCGCCCGATTCATCATAGGCATCAAGTTCCTCCTCCAGCTCATTAGCCATGTCCAGCACCTGATTCATTGCTTCCTGATCTTCTGTGCTTGAGAAAAACGGGCTATAGCTTCCATCAACATACTTCTGGACAACAGCCATTTGCTTTGCGTTTAATACAATTTTATTCATATCAATACTTTTTGCGGTTACAGTTTATACTTTTGGATAATATCCTTAACAGCTTTGGTATACTTATCAGCTTTTCCATGTACAGCCTTTGTACTTACCTCAGCAAAGAACTCGTTCACATTGGATGTTGCATACTTTCCATAGCCAGATTTGGATTTATCCTTTTTCCATTTTTTGTAAAGAGTGTTCACACTACTGGATGCTGCCTTTGCATTAGGTGATGAAAGATTCGAGTTCCAGGTAGCGTGTGCCAGTTCATGTGTTACAATGTGAGCAACGGGTTTATTTGTTTTTGTTAAGTGCCCAGACTTATAACCAGCCTCAGCCCATTTTGCAATGCTTTGAGTAGTAGTACCCTTTCCGTTAAACACCTGTTTATTCAGAACCACCTGCTTTGATACTCCATTAGCTGTAAGGTGAACACCGCCCACACCAGCATCTAGTGTAGCGATCTTAATATCTTTCTGCCTTACGCCAAGAACAGAGTGGAACCGTGAAATACTTTCCTTTACCGTTTTGTACACAGCAGGGTTACTGATTGAAGCCAGAGACTCCATTTTCCCAACCTTACCTTTGTAGTTGGAATCATTTTCTTTCAGTCCACCGCTTTTAGGGGGCTTACTATTGCTATTACTTCCGCTTGTTTTTGCCATACTTTTTATGATTATCGTTGTTAATGAACTGCTCAACATATACCAGGCTGTTATCAGCGCAAAATCGCCTGGTCTCATCACCTCCACCATAAACCAGCAAATTAGGCGTTTCTAAACCTGAGATCTCCCTGGCTACTTCCAACTCCAGCTTTAGATATTCCAAACGTCCGTTATAGCCCCTTGTAAAAAAAGCATTGTATCCTTTCGGCAATCCCATTTTGTTGTATTCCTTGAATTTTACCGATACATTGAGATCTGCATACACAAGAATACCGCACTCCTGGAAATAGCGACTGATCCAACGCTTTTTGTAGATCTGCTGTAACCCATAAGCTACTGGAGTAGTATCATACACAGAAAGGTTTGGCTCAACAATAGCCTTGCAACCGCTGGTTAGTATCTTAATTGGATCTTTCCAGATAGCCTCAAAACGGTAATCATCAACAAAGAAGTGGTAAGTAGCAACATCTTTCCTCAAACGACTATCAGCTCCCCATGGTGCGAATGGCAAAAGGAGCTTACCAGCCTGCTGTTCCAGTAAGAGGTTAGGAATATCAAAAATATTATTGCTCTCATACAGGCAATCATTCAGCATCGAATTGTAGAAAGCCTCTTTATCATCAGTTTCCTCCTCGATTTCCTCTCCATCTGGATCCTGTGGTTCCTCTTTGGCTTTCTTTGACTTCTTTTTTTTCGGCTCCTCATCATCACCACCAAAAGATGGAATTTCAAGCCCCATAAAATTGAAATCAACCTCAGCAAAGTAATCGCTCAGTAAACCCATTGGATCCCACTGACCATTATTGATATTATCCCTGAGTATTATTTCTTTCTCATCATCCTCAGTTAAATTCTGATAGAGCACGGTTGGTACCTGTTCAATTTTTAGTTTTTTTGCAGCTTTTAGACGTTGGTTTCCTGCCAGAACTACCATTTTGCCAGTTCGATCCGATAACACGACAGGTCGATGTTCCCAAAAACCGTTTATACGGATAGAATCCACCAGTTTATCAAGATCCTTGCTGGTTATAGTTCTGGGATTTTCTTTCAAAGGAACCAGTTCACTGATTTTACGATATACAACGTTAATGATCTGTTCCATATTCTAATCCTCATCTTTATTGCTACTTAAATCACCTATAGGCAGGTTTTCGATACATTCAGTGATGCCAAATATTTTTCGCACAGCCTCAGCCAATACAGCCAAGTATAAATACTTATGCTGAGGTACAAAAATGAGCCTTTCTCCGCCTCCAAGAACCCCTGTAGCGTAGAATCTTCCCCTGTATTCTATTTCTAACGGTAATTTGATATATATATACAACAACCGTCCGCTAACTTGAGATATAGTAGCGGATCTATTGTACACGTTATTTATATAGATATGTACCTTATCGCCAGCTTTCATTGGCTTGTAAGGAAAGCATTTACTAATCATAAAACCTCTATCCACGTATTTCAAATAAGCAAAGAGGACAAATAGCAATATTGCTACTATTACCGATAATATTACCATAATCAAATTTACTTGGTTTATATTGCAAATATATAAAAATATGCGTTCAATGAACGCACTTTTAAGCAAAAAATAAACTAAAAACCAAACACCAACATAGCAGCATCTCTACCATGCTCGTTTGTTTTACTATTCCAGCCAGTATATCGCTTAAAGGAGTCCTGAGTTAACTTTGTAACGCTTCTCCTAGGAGCAACCATTTCATATTCAATACCTAGATCTTTCAAAAACTCATCCCATATAGAAGCATCACGCTTGACAGATCCAACCCCCTGGAGCTTTTTACGTTCCTCATCTCTGCTCATTCTTTCAGTTCCGAACCATGTTCTTTGTCTAGGATCCTCAACCCTTACAACCAGCTTAGTGCCATTCTCCTGGGCTTTCATCTGGTGAAGTTTTACCACATCCATAGCTTTGTGAATGGGCATTGAGGTTACTAATTCCAGGGATCGCTTACGGTTATCCCATAAAGCAACCCCTGTATGTACTCCTGTGTCAATACCAATATAGATCATTCCTTTTCTTCCTGGTTAGGTATCTGATACAAAGTAACAATTTCATTGGCAGTGCGTTCCTTTCTGCTTGGTAATAGCATAGCCATTAGGCAATCATTGGGAACAAACTTGTAACGGATCTCCTGGGGTAAGCTCATAAGAGATAAACATTTGCTTACGAAAGCAGGTGATTTTTTGAACTTTTCAGCTATCTGCACCTGGCTATATCCAAACTCATCTTTAAACCGCTTGAACATGATACCGCTTTCGTATTCAGAAAAACGCTTTCCCTCATTTCTCATCATCTGCTCAATGTATAATTCCTCCATAGAGGCATCCTTTGGAGCTTTGAGAGCTTTTACAAAAGGAATTTCAGCACCCTCACCGATTGCCAGCATTGTAGCACGGTAACGCCTCTCTCCATCTACCAGTTTATACTTTTCAGTTCCGTTATCCTTGAATGGGATAACAGTAAGAGGATTAAGCACTCCTTTTGCTATGATTTGCTCTTTCAATTCGTCCAGATCAAAATCCCTACGAACATTAAAATCGTTCATCACCACGATATTACGGGGGTCAATCAGAAAAATGTCCGTTCTTTTTGTTGCATTAGTTTCCATTTTATTCTTTCTGTTTTTCTATTTCATTAATTCCATATTTAAGCCCATCTTTATATCCCCTTGCACGTTCTCCAGCTGTATAAATAATCAATGCTAAAATCATAAATACAATAGCGACAGGTCTATACCAATGTACTATGCTTATTTTAAAAGGCTTAAGTTGGATGGTTGTATCTCCAATAATTAAAAACAATACCACCCAAACGACAATAGTTAATACTGCTTTCATTAATATCTAAAATCTGTAAAGTGAATAACAACGCCCTCAAATACATTGGATTTGCTGGATCCAAAGAACCATTCTACAAAGTCCTCAGCACTCAACCCGTCTCCCTTTGCCACTTCCTGGATAGATACCAGTTTCCCATCAATCCAAGCCTGAGGATAAGCATCATCGGATCCGTATGTCATGGTTATTTTTTGCAGTCCTATCTTTGGAAGCTTTAACCACTCAACCTGATGGGAGTTATACGGTTTAGCACTCCAGGATCTCAGGGATAAGTACATCTCACCTTTATTGATCTTTTCCTCTTTTGATTTCCACCAATCATAGTTTGCCCTGATTGTGTGCCTTTTATGAGTTCCAGGTCTCATATAGACTTTATTCAAAACCTTTTCCTGGAAGTTTGTCGGTTGCCCAGCCTTGCTATGAGTAGCAGGGAACACCCTGGATAGGGTAATAGGGGCTTTTTTAATTCTTGTTTTCATTTCAAAAGTGTTTATTGAACACACATTTACTTAGTTAATTATTTACGCCTGGTACCTCCATGTAATTCAATTACATTGAAGCTTTTAAAACGATCTATTAAACGCCCCTCAAACCTTTTCTTTAAATCTGAAACAGTCAGGTTGCTGGTAATATGGAAACGTTTGTTAAATTGCTGGTATATTTCATACCTGGCAAATAGGAACTCATCTGTAACCTGAGTTAAAACTGTACCGAAACTTTTTTGATTCTCTGTAAGCAGCCCTAAATCATTAAGGCATACATTGAAAGGAGATCCATCTGAAACTTTGGAATTTTCCAATTCATTGTACGTGTATTTATCAATGTGCCCATTTATCTTATAATAATTCATCATTTGAGTAACACTGATATTTTTAAAGTAGCTCTCATTACTAGTGGCTTTGAGATAATCAGAGAATATTTGCATTATCATAGTTTTGCCTGTACCAGGTTCTCCAAGAAGTAAGATGTTTTTATAGATCTTATAATTCTCATTTGGGAACACATTCTCAGCAAGCTTACAACCATTAAAATAATACATTAAGAATTTCAGCACTTTTGAATTATGTTCATCTATCTGAAAATTAGAAAATTCTCTTAACATATAGCTATTGCCAATCTCCTTAATCATTGAAGAATGAATATGGTATTGTTCTGAATCTTCCAGATCATATTTAAAACCTTTCAGAGTAACTCTTCTGTGCTTCTGTATCTCCGCCAAAGCCTGCTCTTTGGTCAGTTTGCTGCTTTGATCTTTGAACTCCTTGATAATTCTGAGTGCTTGATCCTCTGTCAGAGTTTGTCCACTTACTTCCATTGCTTTGTACCTCCTCATTATATCTACCTACAACCCAGTTAAGAATTGCCAGGTAATCAGATTTATACTTTTTCCCTTTTGATCCCTTGTAATTATTCAGGATCTCAATCATTCTCTTAGCACCAGCCTCTGTATGCTCATCTACCAGTTTAATATATTCCTCCCTGGTTAGGGTTACATTATCGGAATACTTATACTTTTTAGCTTTTTCAATCTTTGTTTGCTCATCTGGAGTTAATGGAGGTGGCGGTGGTATTTCAGGTATGTTTTCTACTGTTTTAGATTGAGGTTTCAGGATTTTAGCCTTTGTAACCTCACCACCTCTCTTACCTGCCTGTTGGCGTTTTTGGCGAACATCTTCATCCTTTACCATGCGTCTGCTGTATATAGCACCATCACTCTCTCTAATTGCGCACACACCGTTATCAATCAGAACATCCAACCAGTGCCCCGTATCACTACAATCTCTTCCGATCATGTTCACAATCTCATTTTTCGTATATGGTTTGTGATTTGGCTTCACCATAACACCTCTCTCAACATTTTCCCACATATAGCAGATCATATCGAACCATAGCCCCCGAATATCAGGAGGCAACACTTTTACCTCTGGGCACTTCAGCCAGTCTCCTACATAAAAGGGCATTGCTGGTAAGTCTTGTTTTTTTGCCATTGTTGTGAGTTTTTAGGATGGAGGCTAAATTAATAGCCTCCTTTCCTGATAGGGTTATACTTCTAATATTGCAATTTCGGGAGCTATTGCACGGATTTTGTTAAGAACATCATCTAAACATTTATCTCTGTAATCCTCCATCAACTCGTTGGCTCCTGGAGATACAAGCTGTAGTGCAACATCTCCATCTCTCAAATAGTGGTCGAACTCAACTTCGATAGGAGTTTTTGCAGTACCTTTGAAAATGGCTATATTAATAGTAAAGCTCTTTGGCAAATTACTCTCAACCTGAGAGCGGTAAACCTCAGCCATAGATCCAGATGGATCACGCTGTTTTTGAATTTCAGTTTTTGCGTTGGCTGTGAAGTTTTTAAGCTGAGATACCAATACCATACATTGCTCCTTTTCAAGGAATACTCCTCTATTCAAGCGTAGGAATTGACCTAATTTAGCAGGGATCCAGCCTTTATCACCATCGTTGATACCGAATTTTTCAAAGATCTCACTTACCTCAACAGAACCCTTAATTACTCCTTTTTTGTAAAAATCATCCTCGTTGACTGTAAGCGTGATACTCATATCCTCACGGTTTACAAGAACGTTAGATGTTTTCTGGTTGATCTCTGTAAGTCGTTTTTCTAGCCAATCAAACGGAGTAGAAATAACACCAGAGATATTTACCTTTTCAGGAGCTTTAGTCTCCAATGGTTGTACTGGGCTTGAAGCTCTTCCCTCTCTGTATTCAATAACGATAGGTTTTTCACCTTTATACTCACCGATGTTTACTGTTAAGCCTTTTTCTTGATTTTCCATTTTTTTGAATAAATTAAATTGTTAATAAATTAAGTTTGAAAATAATTAATCATCTGTTCCTGTTCTCAGAGCACGGAACACGTTGCGCTGTCTCTCATCTGGTGTCATTGATCTCTCTTCCAGCAGATACCCCTCTGGAGAATAGAATCCTACCTTACCCTCATCCTCATCAACGAATTTGAAACAGTCTGCTTTAACCCAATCACCTCCTGATTTAAGATCATCACGAAGTTTCACAATTCTTTCCTGGAGAGGTTTGATCTTTCCCTTGTAATCAGCTCTGATCTCAGATAGTTCCTGTTCAAGATCCGCAATCTGAATAGATACATTTGCCAGATCAGCTCTTCTTTCGTTTATCTCCATCTGGTCGAATTTACGTGTGTAACTTCTTTCCACAATTTGATCACAGCTGTCTCTTAGAATCTGCTCCCTCTGTTCCAGGGGGGTATCAGCTAACATAATGTCTTTCATTTCTAATTTTTTTTGTGAGTGAATATTATTTTAACTTATCTCCTACAGTGAAATTGAACTCCAGATAATCAGCCCATAACTTGGTGAATTGTCTACCGAAATAAGTTGCTTTCTCATCCGTTTCCTGGCACAGGCGGAACCCAATGCCCGCAGTCGCAGACGAGGAGCGATAATTCGTATGGAGATAACCGAACCCCGCACCCGCTCCATCACCCGCATTAGCAGACAAAAGGGCACCCTTATCATTATCATCCATTTTTTCTATTTCATCCTTTGTGTAAAGAGCAAACCAGGGATAGTAATAGATGTTGGATCCCTCAGCATCTGGTTTTGGCTGAAACTCTTTGCCCCAAAGAGCACGGCTGATAGTTTCCAGCTTCATAAGAGCAATGATATGTGATGGTAATTCCATTCTTTCGGAGAAATGAGTGTGCATTTCTGAGTTCTCTGGGTGCTTTTCGCAAGCATACATATTTGGACAATTTAGAATAGGAGAAATATCCAGTGCCTCACAAGCATCCTCATAACTCTTTATCGACTTGTAATCATCCAGGGATGGTTTAGCTTCTGGCTTGCAAAATAAAGCAGCCAGCACATCTTTAACCTCATTACTTTTAGCTACATCAAAAGCAGCTTTAACTTCTGTCTCAGTGATTTGAAATGTTTTCATCTTTCAATGATTTTAATTTTTTAATATTCAATTTCGTTATTCTTATCGCATTATCAACCCTAGTGCTTTGACCTGGAGGAATGTGTTCTATCAACACAGGCAATAGCCTTATTAGCTCTGATACTATCTGGTTAGGAATCATCTTCATTTGTAGTCCTCCAATTAGGGTCAGGATCTGGTATTTCCAGATTTAAATATTCTTTAGCGTATTCTCTTAACTTCTCACAATACGTTGAGAATGTAAGAGTGTCCATAGAGGCTGTAGATCCTGGGAACTCTATTATCTCGCCAGTGTGTTTATTAACAACCTTATCAGCTGTCATTTGAGACTTAAAGAACTCATGCACCTGTTCAGGGCTTGTAAACTCCCATCCCTCATTTATCAGAGCCTCTAAAAGAAGCGGATAGATACATCCGAATAGCCACCCGTTTTGATCTAATGACCTGGGTTTTCTAACAATTTTAACCTCTATCATATACTTTCCATCCTTATGGTTATTCAGATAGTCATACACTGGTTTAAGGTTAAATAATCCTCGATTCTTTTCTACCAGTACCTTAGCCATAAATTAAAATTTAGAGAGATCAACTGTAAGCCCAGGCTTAGCAGCATAAACCACCTTTCCTGTTAATTTCTGAATCTCAGATACAAAGCGTGGTTCATCTCCATTATTTTCTGACAAGTGTATCAGAATAATGTTCATTACATTGCTCATATCATTAGATCTCAGCATTTCCTTGCAGCTATTCAGCTCCATGTGGGAGGTCATAAGCCTGTTCCTTTGTGATGGGAGTGTTCGCCCAGCGTTGATACTCTCAATCAGTTTGGAATCCGAATAATTGCACTCTATCAGCACATTGTTAAGCCCTGGTACCATATACTCACACATACAGCTATCTGTGAGGAACATTATTCTGCCAGTCTCAGGGTGATCTATGATAAATCCACAGCAGGGAACATCATGGCAGGCAGGAAACGGCACTACTCTGAAATTGCCGAACTTGTAACCCTTTCCCAGTTCTATAGATAATGCTCTGGATCCAGTCAGATCTTTTGCAGTCCAAACCTCTGGGAGTGCCAATGTGTGAATACCACTTTCCACCACTGTTTTGATATACTTAGCGTGATCGTTGTGCTGGTGAGAGATCAGGCAGCCCACCACTCGCTTGATCTGAAAATCCAGTGCTTTCTTTACTTCCAGGAATCGGATGCCAGCCTCAATAATCAAAGCCTCTTTTCCGTTATCCAGGATGTAACAGTTTCCGCTGGATGAGCTGCCTAATACCTTTAGTTCCATATCAATATCCTGGATCTGGTTCTGTTGCTCCAGCTACAGCCTGGGCGGGCTGTTGGTCTGTTACATCCTCATATTGAACATTTCCAAGATCTATCACCTGGGTATTGCCGTGTTCATGGATAAGATCATCACGTGAATCCCCATCCGAATCATCCGCAAATGCCTGTTGCATTTCAATTGATAGATAGCCATATTTGGAAAGGAGGATCCTGATAACGGTTTTCAAAGCCATTCCGTGGAAATTACCCATCCATCCTACAGTTTTGCTATCAGCAGCCACTGGGAGGTTAGCCAGGTTCATAAGGCTTTCGATTGTAGTTTCTGCTTTCAGCCCCTTGCTATAGCGTTTTGCGTGAGTAGCCATTTGCTCAACAGTCATGTAGAGGGTTTTGCTGAATCCGTTCAGAAGCTCGAAGTAACAGAAGTAACCTATCACTTTATCCGATACCTTTTCACCATCAAAGGCGATCTCTCCAGTCAGCTTATTGACCTTTCTCAGCTCTCCCTCATACACCATGTCAGCATTCAGTGTACGGTATTGTCCTGTACGCATAGCCAGCTGAATGTAGCCCTTGTAACCAAGCTGAAAGGATGGCTCCATTACCTTAGTCCAATTGCCTCTCTCATCTTTCTTTGAATTGTTGAAAGGGATGATGTAAGCATAACCCAGGGCTTTGTTGATAGGCAATTTCAATACAGCAGCTTTCAGAGCCTCCATAACAACCGCCTTAGGTTCGCATAGCTGGAGTTTACTGTCAGTATTGTAGAGATCAATTACAGATGCAATAAATGCAGGTGCATTCTTAGAAAGGGCGTTCTGGAACTGTTCCATTACTGAGGGTGCATTCATTACACTTTTCAGTACATCCACTTTCTTTACTTTTGCTGGAGCCTGAGCCTGTGTTTGGGCTACTGGGGCTGGAGCTTGTGATGCTTGTTGTGTCATAATGATATGTTTAAATAGTTGAATCAAAAGATTTTCCCTCTATCTCTCTTAACTTTATTGAGCCTCCACTTGATCTATTATATTGATCTATTTTGACAACAGTTTCAGCTCGTTTCAGCTCATAGTTTAATAAGTTATTAGCTTGCTTAGCAAGATTAGCCTGAGATTGAGCAGTTTGAACATCAATTTCATTTTTGTCCAATTTATCCATTTGTCCACAAATGAAGTGGAATAAGCTTTTTGCATTAGTTGGTTCCATTTTTTTTATTTATTAATATTTGAAATAATATTGTTATTAATTGTGATTGAAATAAGTTTATAGTATCTAAAGTTTGACTTTGATTGTATTTCTTAATAATATCATCATATACATATTTATACTTTGCATATCTTCCTATATACCTGATACATAATTCGACAGTCTGACTATAAGTGTGCAATGAAAGATGATTTAGACCTTTTGAGTTGAAATAATCTAAAAGAGATAAGGCATCTACATATTCAGCCTTGAAAGGGCGATCTATCAAGACAATATTAACATTCCCAATTTTTGATTTATATTTAGGCATATTACTGAAATATCCACCAAATAGATCTATTACTATCTCATCCACGATCTGGGATGCAATAAGACTGTTGTACGTTGCCTTTCTTAAAAAGCCATATTCTTGAATCTGAATTTCATTAAATCTCATATTAAACCAGTCCTTACAAATACTTATAATTATTGGCTCAAAATCAATGCAGACTTTAAAATATCTCTTATGACAAGCACATTTACTTTCGACAATATCTCCTTGCTGATAATAGCATTTTTTATAATCTATTATTTTCATTTTATAAAAACTCTACAGTTGTTGAAAATCAGGTGCCTCATCCGCAAATAGAGTATTGGTTTGCATAACCAGGCTCTTATGTTTGCTTACAGATAGATTGATAACCTGGGATAGAGTAGGGAGTAGATCATTCACGCTCTCACGGTTATCAATGAAAATAGGTGCTACAATGCCCTTTGATTTGCAAATAGCATTGATTATATCCAGACCAGCGTTGATCTTACCTGCGTTGTTTACATCGGGGTAAGGAGTGCCATTCACGGTACATACGCATGTTATTTTCTCATTTCCGTTCAGCTGCTCAGAAACAAAGTTGAATGAAACAAGCTGGAACATACCATTGATACGGTTCATCAGTTCATTATCCTTTGCTTTCTGGAAATCAGTAGCAATAAATTCAATCCTCTCCAGATCGGATAGAGCCTGGTTATTCTTTGCTCTAATATCCTCCAACTCATTGATACGCTTATTGCTTTTTTCAATTGTATCACGCTTAGCCAGGCGTTTTTTCAGATCATCAATATTCTGGGAGAGTAAACGTTTGCCCTCTTTGAGTTCCGAATCCTCAACAGGTGCAGATTCAACATTCAGCTGGTTCTCCAGGTCGGTGATCTCATTACCAAGTTTGATCCAGTTCTCATCAGCCTTAACCAAAGTATTGGCATCCTGAGCAGCTGGTAGGTTTTCCTCCTGGTATTGCTTTTGTCCTTTCAGAGTACTAAGCTGGTTCTCCAGGTCGGTGATCTTAGAAAGCAACGTATCTTTTTGCTTTTGCAGTTCTTCCTTTCTTGCAACCTTTCCCTTGCCCTCTTTCTGGTTAGCCTGTAGGCGTTCAGATTTGCGTTGGTTAAAGTTGGCTTGTAGTTCGTTCTGCTTAGCTTCAATATCAGCTACATCCAAAGGACGTTTACAGGTAGGACAAATAAATTCACCCTCAGGGATATTCAGCTGTTCAGCATTGATTTCCTTGTACTTTCCACGTAATGCAGAGAGTTCGTTATCAATTGTAGCAATCTGGTTATTGATAGATTGCACCTGGCTGTTATGATTGCTTATGTCAGTAGTAGTGCTTTGGATCTTGTAATCAAGATCACGGATAGCAGCACGGGCTTTGTTGTTAGCCTCATTAGCTTCATTCTGGATCCTGTTCTCAATCTGAGAACGTTCCAGGCGTTTATTGCCAATCTGCTTTTGTATGCCTGATTTACGTTCATAATCAGCCTGTACTGTTTTTGATTTATCCAGGAGTTGGTTATCAATTTCCTGGAGTTTACCCTGTTTTTCTCCAAGTTCTTTCTCCAGGGCTTTCCAATCCTCTGCCTCAGGCATTGCACGATTGACCTCATCAATACGTCCAGGAATCCCAGAGATCTCATCTTTTACAGCTGCTTTCTTAGCAGAAATTTCCTTTTTGAACTGAGCCAAAGATCTGCCAGAGATCATACTTAGCAATTCCAGATACTCAGGCTTTAAAGATGCTATATCCTGGTCTGATACATCACCTGCCATATCCAGCAGCATAGCCTTTTGTTTTTCAGCTGCCAGCGATGGAAAATAAAGAGGATTGGTGAGCATTCGGAAAATATCCTCAGGAATGATAGAGGATACCTCTGCATCATATTCCTTTTTTGTTCCCAGTTTTACATCATTAAGATAGTACTCTGTGAAATGACTTAGCAGTTTACCAGCATTGGTACCAACTCCCCATTTTTCACGATAACAGCGTTTCAGAGTAACCTCACCACGTCCACTAACAAGCAGAACAGCTGTAACTTCGTGATCCAGTTTAAGAATAGGCTTACCATCTTTATCAAGTGTTTTGATATTGAAATTGGTATCCGAGCGATCAGTACTATCTTTTCCAAATAAGCACCAGATGAAACCATCAAGAATAGTAGTCTTACCCGTTCCATTTTCTCCGAAAATTTTTGTTTCTTTTTCATTGAAAGAAACATCCAGATTTCTAACTCCCTTGAAGTTTGTTAGAATTAATCTTTTTAAAATCACTTCGTTCATAATCATATATTTAAATTGTTATTTAGAGTTTCTCTTATTCATATTTTGATCCTTGTAAGTAGCCCATCTACAATTAGCAGGCTCATAGTTGCCATTTACATCTATTCTATCAATTGTAAGATTATCAGAATAGCCATGAGAAATAGACCAGTCATAAAAAGCTTTGAAATCATTAACCCATTGGCTGCTCATCGTTACACCACGCCCACCATAGTTAAAATATTTATTAGCTTTTGGATTGAAACATCGACTTTTGATATTGATCCATGTTCTGTATAATCTGGGCTGTGATTCTCTCCGAATATTAGCAAAATCATATTTTTTGCATGTAGAAACTATTTCTCTTTGCAAACATCCGCAACTCATTGTACTTCCATTAATTAAATTTCTGCTTTCCACATTGCAATTGTTTCCACAATCACAGACACACAACCAAATCAGATTACGAGATTTTGATTTGCCACTGACAGATATAGCTGTCAGCCGACCAAATTTTTTTAGTGTTAAGTCGTTCCTCCTCATACTATAGATCATCTGTTTATTATTCCATTTATCTTCTCAGAAGTTTCAACAGCCAGAAGCTCAGCAATAGAATAGATCACCTTTGACTTTGTATGTGATCCGCTCCTTACGGGATTCACCAAGTTTACAGACACCCATCTTTTTACACGAGCCTCACCAAATGACCTGTAAGCCTCTCTTTGGGATATTGCATCTTTTCCAGGAGTAACCCGCTTTGCATAATTTGCAGCCCCAAGCTCTGACATCTGCATACAGATGTTTTTTAGCTCATATAGTTCCAGTTGAATCATTTCCTTTGTTGTTAAATTCTAATTCCGTCATTTCATCATACGCTTTGTTGCATTTGCCCGCTCCGTAAATGAACATGAATGTGAATAGATCAAACATTGTTATCAGTATTGCTACAATTGCTATCATAGACCACTACTATTTAAGCCATCCAGCGTATTAGCATCAATAGCCACTTTAGAGAGGAATTTTTCGTATTCAGAGATAGCTGGATTCTCAACTGTTGTAATTACATCACCATCACGAAACACCTTTACAATGCCTGTTTTGATGTTAGATACTACCTTTACACGGTCAGAAAATGTGTGAATCATCAAATCATTTGATGTATCAAATGAAGTTTGCCAGGATAAGTTTTTTGTTTCCATTTCGATATTGCATTAGATA